GCACTGCCGACCGGGTGGGGCGCGGAGATGTCAGACGGGGCTAAGCGTTTTTGGCGCAAGTATGCGACGATTCTTGCCAACCTGGGCGTGCTTACTGAGGCTGATTTACCGGCATTCCGGGTACTTTCGGAGCTATGGGCGCGGTGGTTGAAGGCGCAAGACATGATGAACGGTGACGAGGAAGACCCCAAAATGATACTCGCCCTCATGCGGATGGGCGACAAACTTGAAACCCAGATGCTGCGGTGGATGGCCGAGTTTGGAATGACGGCATCGAGCCGGGGCAAGATAGTGGTTTCCGGCCAGAGCGACGACGATGATGAGGAGTTTTTGGACTGATGTTTGACCAAGCGAAAGCAGACCACGCGTGCGATTTCTTCCCGCGGTTCCTGCGGCACACCAAGGGCCGGTGGGCAGGGAAGAAGTTTGACCTGTTGCCGTGGCAGACGGAGTTGATATCAAAGCTATTCGGAACGGTGAAAGAAGACGGGACGCGACAGTATCAGCACGTCTATTGCGAGATACCAAAGAAAAACGGCAAGTCGGAACTCGCCGCCGGCGTGGCGCTTTACCTGTTGTTTGCCGACAAGGAGCCGGGTGCGGAAATCTACAGCGCGGCGGCCGACCGTGACCAGGCGTCAATCGTTTTCAACGTGGCGATGCAGATGGTCCGGTACTCCCGGGCGTTAAGCAGCCGGTGTAAAATCATTGAGTCGTCAAAGCGCATTGTGCACAACAAAGGTGGCGTCTATCGTGTGCTATCTGCGGAGGCGTACAGCAAACATGGCTACAACGTGCACGGGGTGCTATTTGACGAGCTGCACACTCAGCCGAACCGCGACCTGTGGGATGTATTGACCAAGGGGTCCGGGGATGCGCGGTTGCAGCCGGTGTTTTTTGCTATCACGACGGCGGGATTCGACCGGCACTCTATCTGTTGGGAAGTCCACGAGTATGCGCGACAGGTGCGCGATGGTATCATTGACGACCCGACCTTTCTTCCGATCCTTTACTACGCTGACGAGGACGCCGACTGGACAGAACAGAAAACATGGGAAGGGTGCAACCCGTCCATGACATCGTTGTATGACGGCGATGGTATTCTGGACGCCAAGCGGATAAGGGCGCAGTGTCACCGGGCAGAGGACAACCCGCTGGAGGAGAACGCCTTCCGGCGCCTGCGGTTGAATCAGTGGGTAAAGCAGGAATCGCGGTATCTGCCCATGATTGCCTGGGACGAGTGCGAAGGTGATGTAAACCTGGAAGACCTCCGCGGGCAGGGATGTTACGCTGGTCTTGACCTGGCGTCAAGCATTGACATTGCAGCGCTGGTGTTGGCGTTTTGGGGCGAAGACGGGACCGGGATTCTCCTGCCGCATTTCTGGGTACCGGAGGAGAACATTGAGAAGCGGGCGCGGACGGACAAGGTGCCATATGACCAGTGGGTGCGCGAGGGATTTGTGACGGCGACCCCCGGGAACGTGATTGACTACGCGACCATCCGGCACGACGTCAACGAGTTGTCCAAGATTTACGAGATACGGGAGTTAGCGTTTGACCGGTGGGGTGCGGTGCAGATGTCACAGGACCTGACCGAGGACGGGTTTACCATGGTGGACTTCGGGCAGGGGTACCGGTCCATGAGTGCGCCAACCAAGGAACTGTTGAAGATGGTACTTGACCGTAAGATTGCGCATGGTGGTAATCCGGTGCTGCGATGGATGGCCGATAATGTAGTTGTCACGACGGATCCGGCAGAGAACGTCAAGCCGGACAAGAGCAAGTCCACCGAGCGCATTGACGGGATAGTGGCGACGATTATGGCGATAGACCGACTGACGCGGGAAGAGCCGCCGAGCGTCTACACCGAACGTGGGATTCTGTCTATATAGCGTCTGGACAACATTGCCAGCAGGCTATATACTGATTTTATCCTGCACTGCGCAAACCGGCCAGGAGGGGAGGACGGTACGAAAGTTTTCGACCGGCTGAGAACGGCCCGCGCCGCGTACAATAGGAACATCTCTGTAAGTGACCTGGACGCCATGATGGATCTTGCCATCGATGGCGCCCCAACATATTCAGGCGTTGACGTGTCACGCGACACCGCGATGAACTTCTCCGCCGTGTTCTGTGCGGTGAACATTATCGCCGGAAGCCTTGCCAGTCTGCCCTTACAGTTGTACCGGCGAGTGGGGAACGGTAAGGAGTTGTACACGGACCATCCGTTGTATTACATCCTGCACGACCAACCCAACCCTGAGATGACGAGTTACGTTTTCCGTGAGGTGATGCAGAATCATTTGCTCCTCAACGGCAACGCGTATGCTGAAATCATACCCGACCGGGCAGGACGCCCCGGGCAGTTGTGGCCGTGGAATCCCATCGTCGTCAAGGCGTGCCGGAACGAAAGCAACCGGATAGTCTACGAGATAAAGGAAGAAGCGAGCAAGGTCAGGGTGGTGCCGGCAGAGCGGATGCTACACATACCCGGGCTTGGCTATGACGGCCGCGTTGGATACTCCGTGTTGAAAAAAGCGGGCGAGGCATTTGGTCTCGGGCTTGGCATGGAGGAGTTCCAAGCGCGGTTCTACGGACAGGGGACCAACGTCGGATCCATCCTTGAACACCCCGGGCAGCTGAAGGGTGACGCACAAGACCGATTGCGCAAGAGCTTGGAAGAGCAACGGGCCGGGCTTAAAGGTGCGCACAAGACCCTGATACTTGAAGAGGGCATGAAGTTTACCAAGACGGGGATGCCCCTGGACGACGCACAATTCTTGGAGTCGCGCGTGTTCCAGATTTCCGAGATTGCGCGATGGTTCAACCTGCCGCCTCACAAGCTGAAGGAACTGAGCAAGGCGACATATTCAAACATCGAACAGCAACAGATAGAGTTTGTCACGGATTCAATCAGACCGTGGGCCGTGCGGTGGGAACAGCACGCCACCTGGAAGTTGATGAAACCGGAAGAGCGTCGGCGGTTGGTTGTGGAGTTCAACCTTGACGGCCTGAAGCGCGGCGACTTCAAAGCGCGCATGGAGGGATTCGCTATCCTGCGGAACATCGGCGGCATCAACGCGGACGAGATTCGCGCGAAAGAAAACATGAACCCGATTGGCGGGGTAGCGGGTGAGACCTATTGGCGGCCCCTGAACATGGGCGACGCTGACCAGGAACCTGAAGTGATAGAGGAGCCGGTTGACGAGGAACCGGTGATTGAAGAAGACGCCGACGAGGAAAACAGCATGAGGGTGGTACGATGATAAGGACGGAGATACCGGCGGCAACCGCGGCGACGATTCTGATTAAGAAGGGCGTTACCGAAAACCTGAAAGCCGAAGCACTTGACCTGGCGCAGATGTACGGGTCAAACATCCAGATTCAAATTGACATCAAGCGCGACAGTGAGATAGCGTTGGTCCGGATTACGGAATACAACGTATAGACGATCTTTGAAAGCCTAATCTCTTCTAAACGCAGTGACTGCATAACCCAGCCTGCCCATACGGGTGAGTTGGGTTTTCTTTTTGGAGGGGATTATGCCTGGGACAGAAGCAGAGAATCCGGTTGATACTGGCCTCGTTGAGCGTAGGTATATCAGTGCTACTGACGCCACCGAGCTGCGGGTGGACGGAGAGACAAACGGGATCCGGGGATACGCCGCGGTTTTCAACGCGTGGTCCGAGGACCTCGGGTGGTTCCGAGAGGAGATAGCTCCGGGTGCGTTTAGCCGGACCATCAAGAATGGTGACGTGCGCGCGCTGATCAACCACGACCCCAACCTGATAATCGGCCGCACCAAAAACGACACCCTCCGGTTATGGGAGGATGACAAAGGGCTGGCCTATGAGGTTGATTTGCCTGACACCTCGTATGCCAACGACCTGCGAGAATCGATAGCCCGGGGAGACATCACGCAGAACTCTTTCGGGTTCCAGGCTGTCAAGGATGAATGGAGCGAAGACGGCAAACGTCGGACCCTGCGCGAGGTGAAACTCTACGATATCTCGCCGGTCACGTTCCCGGCCTACCGGCAGACAAACGTCAAGCTACGTTTGCAGGAGGTAGGTGTTGATTATGAACTACTCGGGGCGGCCCTTATTCGGTCGGCCCGCGGAGTTGCGATAGAATCGGACGTTGAGGTCATACACTCAACTATTGAAATCCTGAGCGCGTACGTGCCGGACCTTTCCGACCCGTCCATAGCTGGCCGTTCTGACCCTGGACACTCGCCCGACGGCGACCCGCCCATAGTGGCCGACGACCCTGAACACTCGGAACCCGAAGCAGACCCGGAGTTGGCCTCCACTCTGATACGGGCGAGAATTGCACAGATGCAAATCAGGAGAAACCTGAAGAGGAGGGTTTTCTAATGCGGAAACGCGAAGACCTTGAGCGAACTCTGCGCGAGCTTGAAACAAA